GAGAGATTCGTCGATTGACCCATGTCAATCATAACTCTTGTGAATCCCGAGACATCTTCTGTCTTTATTCCTAACTGTCCTGCCGCTTCTGCTACCGCTGAAATTTCCGTTGTGCTTGCCGGAATTTCCTTCGCCATACTCCGAATGCCTTCTTCCAGTTGTTTGTAACTGTAAACGCATTTCCCATTCGCATCATAAACTTCATCAGTTGTTTTCATGACCCCTGCAAACGCCGATTCGAATGTAACTGCTGAAGCGCCTGCTGCCGTCAGCGCTCCTGCTGCTACAGTGCTAATTCCTTGTAATTTCTGTCCTGCTTTTTCTGCCTTTTCTCCAAAGGACCCAAGTCCATCCCCCGCTATTTGCAGGCTGTTTTTTTGCTCTTTTAACTCTCTTGTCGTCTCTTTTATTTCATTTTGGATCGCCGCCTGCTGCGTCTTCGCTTCCGTCAATCTAGCCGACAGTTCTGCGTATTCATCCGAATTTTTCCCTGCTTCTTGTCCGCATTGTTCCAGTGCCTCCTCCAGCGTTTTTACTTTATGTGCCGAAACGCTCGATTGATTTCCGAGCAGCTTTTGTCTGTCTCTCAATAATTCCGTTTTATTAGACGTTCCTTGTAATTTTACGGAATTCAACTCCAGTTCTTGATCTAGTCTCTCAATTTCTTTTGTGGCTTTCTCAATACTTTGGGTTAATAATCCATTCTCTTTTGTTTGCTTTTTGATCTCCGCATTCGTTTTTTCTATCTCATTTTGAATTGCTGCCTGCTGCGTCTTTGCTTCTGTCAGTTGCCGTTTATATATTTGCGTCTCAACCGCATTCTCGCCAAATATTTTCTTCGCTTCACTCAATTTATTGTTTAACAGAGTTACTTTTTCTCGGCTTGCTACCAATTCATTTTTTAAGATATTTTGCTTGTTTTTCAGCCCCTCCAATGCGTCGCCTGTATTTTTCATCTGTGTCGCATTTAGTTTTAATTCCGAGCGTAGTACTTTTAATTTATTGTCCATCTGTTTAATACCAGCGGTAAATTGACTTGTATTTGCCCGAAACGTCACTTGCGCCTCACGTTTTTTACTTGCTAATAGATCACTTCCTTTCCATTTCTTTTTCCCTTTCATATGCGATCCAATTATCTACCGCAATTTTATTCTCTACAACCGTCAAAAGAAATGACCATTCCGAATACCAAAATAGTTCTTCACTGATTCCTATAATTTGAACAAAATATGTATAGTAATCTTCTATTTCTTCCAATTCGAATTTTGGGATTCTATGTCCTCTACAGCCCTTTTTTCTTACTGCTGACCGGAAGGCTGACCGGAATTTTTCTTTTTTCCCGGCGCGATCAATTCTCCAAGTTTTTCAATATTGTATTCATACAATGGATTTGTATTTTCAATAAATTCTGTAAACGTCATAACTTCTTCATCCTGATTCGCGCATACATACGCACCATATAAGAATTCATATATTTTTATTACATCTTCTTCATCCGTTCCTTTCACAAGCATTTTGCTCAAACTCTCATATGCTGTTTTGTGCTCTTTCTTTCCTCTTAATTTCAGCATTAAAATTGGGGCTGTGGACATTGCCACAACCTCTCCATCTGCCATTTCATATTCCTGATAACAAATTTTCGAATTCTTCATTATAATTCTTCCTCCGTCTTTTTACCTTTTCGTTTTGCCGTACTTTTGGCTTCCGGTTCTTCTGTTTCCGGTTCTTCTGTGTTTTCAACTGCATCGATTAATTCTATCAATTTTTGACTTTCCAAAATCTCTTGAATCCTCTCTTCCGAAAAATCAATCTCTTCTCCCGATTCATAGATTTCTCCTGTATGTTTGTCTTTGAATCTTTTTAAAATCCTGACTTTCATTTTTACGCCTCCTCTACCCTTACTTTTGCTGCATCAAACGCCTCTAACCATTGCGTTTTTAATGTTTGATCTTGTAAATCTGCTTCCACTGCCTCATAAAGACCATTTCCATACTCATCCGGCATAATTGTTATTTCCATTTCGACTTCCGAAATTTCTTCTGCTCCATTTTCTACCTTTCTTGACAACGCGCTTTGGATAGCGCAGTTTGGATACGCTTTGTACTTTACATTGTCATCCTCATCCAGCACTTCCATTGTAATGCACATTACTGGGTGCAATGAGTTCATTCCGTATGCAATCACTCCGTCTTTTAATTCTTTTTGTTCCATGCCGTACATATTAGCAAATAAATCTTGCTCTACATGCGCTGTGACCTTTAGCGTTCCTTTTCCAGTTCCTTTTGTTCTCGATTTTGAGACAACTCCTCTGCATTTTTTTGTAACTGTCTTTACTTCGAGCTCCTCTTCTACGCTTCCAACACATTCATTCACATCCGCTTTTTCAGCTCCTGCTATTTTAATTCCTAACTTTCTGACTTCCGCTTCCGAAAATACTTTTTCTGTAATTCCTGACATCGCTATGCCTCCATTCTTTTTAATAATCTATTTATGATTTCATTCGCAATATTATCTGCTTGCGCACTCGCTCCGCCAAACATAAATTGCTGATTTCCATAGTGTCTTTCTGTATTTGATCCATCATCCGGAAAATACAAATAATGGTACACACCCTTTGTGCTTATCTTCACAGATAAGTTTCCTTTCGTCTTTTTGAACGGATCCGCTGACTTTGCTGCTCTTTTCTTTCCTTTCCAGGTTCTCCCTGATACCGGAAGGAGATTTTGTATCCCTTCTTTGAGCAAATCTCCTCCTTCTCCTCCCAAATATTCATTTATAATACTTTCCGCTTCACTTCCGTCCGAAAACTCTTCTATTGTTTTCAGTATTACATCGCTCTGACTTGCATCCAATTCAAAATAACTCATTTATGCACACCCTTTCACGCATTTCGAGAATTCCATCGTACATATTTCTACCATGCATTCCCCTGATTTATCCGTGTATGCATATTCCGCATCAGAATCTATTTTCACCCCAGCCTCTCGCATTTTTTCTATCACCTCGAGTTCCAACCCATCAGGTATTGATTCTTCTTTCACGATTGCAACGAACCAAATATACGAATAGTCTCTTCCTGAAGTTCCGGTTCTTTTGATTCTTCTTTTTCCATATACGATGCAATCCCATATATCTCTTCCTTTAAATTTTCCAGAACCATAAAAAACTGCTTCTCCTAATTCTTTTAGCTTTTCTTCAATTTTATCTCGCAATTTTTCTTACCTCCTCCAAATAGAAGTACAGTTCCCTCTTTTTCTTATTTCTGTCGATATGTATGATTGAATAAATAATTCCATCAATCACAACATTTCTGTCACTATCCATATTTCCATTGTCCTGCGTTGCAATCTTTAAGGTTAGCTGATTTCCCAGTTGCTCTGCAAACTCTATATCCTCTTGCCGTTTGCTTTTCTCCTCAAAGTACAAGAAGCCTAGATACTTCAAATCTTCTAGGCTTCTTATGTTTTTATTTTGGTCTTTTTTCTCGTAGAATTTCGCTATCCCATCATTATAACTCTTCACTTGCTTTTTTTGCATTTTCCACCTCGTATCTATGTCGCTCTCCTATAATTTCATCTCTGTAATTATTTGAAAAATCTTCCAACATATTGTTCCAGTCATACATGCAATAGTTTTCAAATAAGGTTCTTGTCATTCCAGGAGAGAGAAATATCTCCTCCTGGTCCCTAATTCCAAGTTTATTTTTTAGACTTACAGCTGCATTTTCTACAATATCTCTTATTTTTTGCTCAGTGTCTTCATCATTCCACGTGATTCCGCATTTCCTTTTTACTCGATCACATAATTCCTCTAATGTTTCCCCTTTCATCATGCAACCGCTTCTTGTTTCTGAAGAACTGTAATATAAGCCGGATCAAGTTCGCTAATATCAAGCACAATTGCAACTGTATTGTCGAACGCTTTTCCCATTGCATGCATTTTGATTTTGAATGTCCGTTTGTCTTCTAAGAACTTGAATTCGTCCGAATATTCAATCGCTCCATCTTTCGTCGTTCCGACTCCCATGAAGTACTCTTCCGGCAAGAACAATATTGCTTTTCCTGTAGTCAGTTCATTTGATCGTATGATCTCCGTTGGGAACGGGAATAAATTCGTGGCGTAAGTTCCATTTGCTGTCATCACCGTTGTTGCCGGCATTACTTTCGTCAAATAATCCACCTGATTACATGCCAAAGTTACCTTGTCAAACTTCCTCATTCTTCCAGTTTCAGATACTGCCAGTTTTGCCACTAGCCCTCCGTATTCTTCCGGCAAAAAGCTTTTTACTTTTACGGCTGATTTTTCCGGGTAGCCAGTTTCCGAGTTTACAGATACGCCTTTGTGAATATCCCTATTTAACCCAATCGGTTCCTTATGTCCAGAACCCGTCAAAATCGCTTTTTCCAACGCGCAATACAACGCCTCTTTCAAGAATGTTCTGATATAATTGTCCAAGAATACCGGTCCGAGATCCAGCATATCTTTTTCAATCATCGCAAACGCCGATAATTTGCACTGGCTGATTTCAACCACTTTGAACGATGAGCTTATTTCTTTTGTAATAGCTTCATTGATATCTCCCCAAACTGCTGCCTGCGCTGTGTGATCATTCAAAATCCATTTTGTAAGATAGCGCACATTTTGGAAATTAATTCTCGCTAAAAGCGGGTGTTCTTCCGTCAGTTCTCTGTAAACATCCTCAATAATCGTTTCCGGCATCGCTTCAATGTCAATTAAATTTGTCATTGCCTGTTTCGGGTCTTGTTTCCCCGCTTCAATTAATTTTTCATAGTATTCTTTTTCTCTCGACGTCAGTTGTCTGAATCCTCTCTGCGCAAGGATTTTCTCATCTCCATTCGCCATTTCGAAATCTTGCGTTACTGCTTCTACCACCGAATCATGAAATTGCGTCCACGCCTGCTGAATTTCCGCTTCATTTCCTCCTACCATTGCTTTCTGCAGTGCTGTCACTGCTTCCTTTTGCATTGTTGTTGCTACATTTCCTAACATTTTGTTTCCTCCTTCTTTTTATGAAAAAGCATTTAAAAAAGCATCCAATGCGGATACTTTCTGTTGTGGTTCTTCTTTTTCTTCCACAAGCTCTTCAAACTCTTCTAATGTTTCTTTAAAATTTGCCGCTTGCATTTTTTCTTTTAATTCCTTAATATCCTTAGCTGCCTGTTGTGGTTCTTCTTGCACCTCTGCTCTTCCGGATATCTCATCGATAAATCCATATTCTAAAGCCATATCCGGAGTTAGCATCGTTTCTTTTTCCATCAGATTCTGAAGTTCTTCTTCAGTGATATTTTTCGCACGCTGCATAAATAATTTTCTGCTTCCCTGCATTAAAATATCTAATTGGTCAGCTTCTTCTCTCAACTGTCTTGCGTTTCCAGCTGTACACACCCACATTTCATGCAGTAGAGCACTCGTCCCTTCTCCCATCACTCTGTGATCGCACGCTTGCAAAATTACAAACGCTATGCTATGGCTCACTCCGTCTACATATCCAGTTTTGTGTGCCTTGTGTCGTTTTAACTGATTATAGATCGCCGTTCCTTCTTTTACAGATCCGCCATTTGAATTGATAAACAATTCAATTTCGTCCGTTTCAGGAATGTTCGCCAATTGTTCCTGGAAGTATTTCGCAGATGTTTGGCTTTCTTCTCTCGTCCACGTTTCCCAGTTGAATTTCCCGACATCTGTCACGTCATCATATATGTAGATTTGATGCTTATTCCCCTCCTGTTTGAACAGGAATTGAATTTTCGGTACTTTCGTCACGTTTCTCACCTCCTTCCACAACTCCGTTTGCTACATCTTCTACTCTTGCAATATTCTTTGTCATCCAATATCTTTTGCTCCAATCCGTATCTAATTCACTTCTGTTTAACTCTTCCCTTAATTCATCAGTATTGAATATCGAAGAGCCTATCAATTTTTCAATGTTCGGCGCCAAGTCGAATATGTCTCTGTGCTTTATCTTTCCTGTGTCTACTCTGTAATAATTTCCTTTCAGAAATTCCCCCATCGTCGCTCGCTTATTCAGCGTCTCCGTTATCGCATCAGCGATTGGATCAACCGCTAACGTCAAAAATACGTCCAACACATCTTTCACACTCGTTACATTCCCTGTCATCAGCGCTTGCGGTATTTTCATTGCTTGTCCCACCATGTCGAATACATCTTTTCTTAGTTTTATCACATCGTCTGATGTCGTTCTCTGCTTTTCTACTTGTTCCTCTAGTTTTTCTCCTTCGTATTCCACATAAGTCGCATATTCATTTTCCATGTACGATTTGATTTCTTTCGAAATTATCTCTGTAAATTCTTTATTGAACTCAGCATCCCCTTGTTTTATTGCATTTACCTTGAACTTAAATTTTCTTCCATTTGTATCCCGAAACGTCCTTGCTGCTGCCTTTAAAAGCCTTCCATGTTCCTGATACATGCCGTCTATTAAAATTCTCACATTTTCATCTTCCAGTTTGAACAAAAACACTTCTCTCGCATGGAATATCTTTTTTAACTGCAAACCGCCCTCCAGGACAACTCCTTCGTACAAATTTCCTTTTATCGGTCTTATTTCTCTTATCGAATAATTTTCCGCCACATGTAATTTTCCTTTGATTTCAACAACCATCGCGCCTTCTTGGCTCCTGATCATTTTCCTTACTACTTTATGCCAAAAAACGGATGAGTTTTCATTGTCATTAGGACTTACATTTAGCAGGTAGTAGTCCTCTCTTTTTACTGCCTTCCCTTTTAGATATGTTTTGAACTCGCATTTGCTGATTGCGTTTTCAATCAAGGAGCTGGCCGTGTATATAGCCAGCTCCTTGTAATACATCTCCGGCGGAATATCTATCACCACAGTTCCTCCGAATCGCTCTTTTTTTATTCTCTTATCCAAAAAATCAAAAAATTTCATTTCTCCTCCCCTAACATATTGTTTGTAACCTTCTCTTTACTTTTGTACGTTGCTTAATCTTATCCTCTTCTGTCGCCGCCGCTACATACGCCATAAATCCGTCTGTTTTTCTTGAGCGAGGTTCTATTTTTTCATAGGTTATATTTCCTTTCGAATCAATCTCTGCTTTTGCATTCCACGTATACCACCTCATAATCGTGCTTTCTCCCCATTTGATCAAATGTTTCGAGAATACATATCCAATCACCACTGCCACTTTCATAATATCCGACGGGCGTACCAGTTTTACATTCTTCTTTTCTGGTGTGAATCCTATATTTTTAAGTGCGTCTCTTAATAATGTATGTCTAAAATAATCAGTTGCAACGGATTCTATTATGTATAGTTTCATCTTTTCTGCCAGCCATTCTGTCACGTATTCCGGCGAAATCTCTACTTCATCAACAAAAGTGAGAGCCCCTTCTTTTTCTGCATCTGCTAATGGGTATTTTATACGAGATAAATCTCTCGAATATTTGCAAACCCACGTATGATGAATCCAGTATCTCTGTTCTCCAATTTTGAACAATAGCCCAGCTACAACAAAGTCATTCGTCTTCGCATAGTCAATTCCAGCAACGCAAGACATTCCTTTTAACTCTTCCTCGTTTATCGTTTGTGTTGCAGCTACTAAATTATCCCAATCTGTTACACTATACTCAGTCTGTCCAGGAGGTCTGTTCATTCTTTTAGTCATAAATGCCATATTATTGACCGGATCTCTTTTGTAATCTCCGTATTCCATCAGCATTTCATGCATTAAGTCCTCAAAAAATCTAAGAGACGGATTCGCCTTTTGCCACATTTCCGGTACTGAAACTTCTTCCGGATCATCCAACCAACAAATAAACGGAAGCGTACCATTATCAGGTAAATCTCCATTTAGAATATCAATCAAGTCTTCTATCAATCTGTCAAGTGGTCCGTCTCTTACATCTCCCTGTGTTGTAATAATTGTCTGTCTTGGATATTTTTTCTTTCCAAGTCCAGTTACGGCCACTTGAATCAATTTATAATCTTGATATGCGTGATATTCATCAAAATCAATCTTCCCCGGTCGTCCTCCATCTTTTGTTCCTGGCGCTCTTGTATGATATTTTATTTCAGATCTTGTTTTCAAATTTGTGATGCATTCAAGATTCCATTTAAAATAATTTTTAAAGTAATCTTTATTATCTTCAAGGACATTGTATATGTCCTTAAACGTTGCTTTTGCCTGATCTTCCGATGTCGCAAACATGTCTATGTTATACTCTTTTATTCCGTTGATCGGCGTTACAAGTGCAAAATCTTCAAATGCAAGATAACCGTTTTTTCCAGCTCCTCGCCCAACAATTATTACAAGTTTCGGAAACCTTAGTTGACCACTTTCTTTGTACACACAATTGTGTAATGCAAAACAAAACTTCTCCCACGGCAGTAACTTGTAAGGAAAATATTTTTGCAATCCAAAATATCTCTCCAGTTGCCTTTCATCTACATAAACATCTTCCTCTGCGAATACCTTTTCCACAAAATCACAAAGAAGTAACTGCTCCTTACAAACAACCGCTTCTTCACTTCGTACGAATTCAATATACTCATCAATTGCTTTACAAATCTTCATTTATTGTTTCCGCTCCTGTAGGCGCATCTGTTGTCAATCCCATTTCCTTCATCATTGACAACATTTGTTTTTCTACCGCCACTAAATCTTTCACGGATTGGTTCTGTTTTGTAATTTTGTATCCCGACGCTGACATCGTTTCGTAGGATACTCCTCTCTTTTTTATGTCGTTTTGTAGCGCTTTTTTTATCTTATTTAACACTAAATAGTCACAAATAATATCATAAAAATGCGGCACATTTGCCCCTTTAACTTCTAACTGTTTTATCAAAGATTCCTTTATTTTCGCTTCACTTGGAGCTCTTTGTTTCGCCATTTTATCACCAACTTTTTTATTTTTTATCATGCGCGAGAGAGCGCGGTTTTGTCTTGCCCCTTCCCCGTTGTATGGTTCCCCCTCAGAAAAGGGGTATAGGGGTACCGGGGGTGTTATATCTTTGTGAAGAATCTCTCTGAATACATTCCATCCACACCTTTTAATACCAAGAATGAATTGCAACAAGATTTTCTTATTTCTTTTACTTCATATGTCTTGTCTTTAAATATATCTTTATATCTGTATGCTATTGCTCTTCTATATCCATGTCCTGTAAATTTTACTTTGTCCCCCACCTTCATTACCATCTCTCCTCATTTATTTGTTTCGCCTTTGGTTTGTGTCCCATGCGCCCATGTGCTTTGTCGTGGCAGTAATGGCAAAGTGGAATTAAATTTCTGTATTGTTTTCCTTTGTATGTATAGTATTCACTTAGCGCAAGTTCCGGATGTTTCTTAACATATTGCACATGATGCACTTGCTCTGCTTTTGATATCTTCCCTTTTTCTTTGCACCATGCGCATTCATAGTGATTCTCTTTTAGGATTTTCTTCCTTAACTCTATCCACTCTTTACTCTTATAAAACCTATATAGCTTTCCTTCTTCGATTAATTGTTGTATATCTTTTACTCTCCACATATTCCTCCTAATTGCTGGAGCAGGACTTGAACCTGCAACCTCTGGCTATTAAGACCAGTGTGCTTCCATGCGCACCCTCCAGCCAATAAAACGAGACGTCTCTTTCTACGCCTTACAGTCTACAATCACATACTCTTTCTTCTATCATCAGTAATAATTTTCTTCTCCCATTGTACGCGCACTCCCAATGATAGCTTTTTCCTCCGTCTGTATATATTCGCCTGCAGTATTCGCAATCCTTACATTTCGGAATCTTCTTACGCGCTTTTTTCATGTTCGTTGTGTACTCTTTGCACGTCGTTTCTGCTTCACAATGCTCTCCTTTTTTTAAATTGTAATAGTGTTTGCATAATACATTTTTGCACGATACTTTCATTTTTGTTCCACCCTCTTAGTTCTCAAAATACATATTAATCAAATGGATACTGTCGGAATCGAACCGACAACTTGCTGTTTATGAGACAGCCGCTCTAACCGCTGAACTATGTATCCATATTTATTCCCACGAAAAAACGCCACAGCTATTGCCATGACGTCTTTTTGATTCTACCAAAGTTACGAGGGGAAAGTCGAAAAGTTAATTCCAACTTCTCTAAAATAATTATAGCATACTATTTTTGTGAAAAGTGTGAAAGTTTCAAATATCCATTGATTTTTTTTGATACATAACTTCGGTCTATATTGAACTGTTTTGCAACCTCTCTCTGCTTTTTCCCTTCTACATACAGCAATTCAAAAATCTCTTTTATTTCCGCATCCTCTATCCCGTCAAGAAACTCTTCCACCTCTTGAATCTCTGCCAACACATGCAGGCGTTCTGCTTCTTTTTTCCTGATCTGCTTGTTTATTCGCTCCTGTTCATCCGGATCAGGTATCATCACAGATGTCCTAACTTCCGTATAGGGAAAATCTTTACTTGACCCACGAACCTTTCCCATCACTTCTCCTGCCGGCTCAGTCTCACAGAGTTCTGATATCCTCTCTTCTATACGCTCAAGTCTCGCTTTGTTCGGTATGTACTTTTTCAGTTTTTGCTTGTCCACCGGCACCACCTCCCTTATGTATTTTCCTGATGTAGTCCATTACCTCGATGCTTTGATATGCCTGACGATGAAATGCAGCACTTGCATCATCAGGAGGCTTACTCGTCTCCATCTCGGCATAATGGCTGCTCCGTTCAATCTTTCGTTCGTCACTGGTGTGTTTTCTCTTCATATCTGATCTCCTTGTAAATTATCCTCGCTCCTTTTGCAATTATGTAGCCTGCTGCCACAAATCCACTTATGACAGTAAGAGCACTCGCTACAAAATCTAATGTTTGTAAAAAGTACAAATTATCACCTTCTTTATTTTTTATATTTTTTTCTTCAAAACTGCGTTAGATTTCCTTGACTTATGTGTATATATAGTAGAGGAGAAAATAAGTTTGAGGTCGGGGCAACGGCACTTAAGACCGTGCTCCGCTGTCCTCTTTAGCCTCGGCGTTTATTATTCTTCCAGCCAATCATTTCTGAAATAGCAGAATCCAATTACACAAGCAACGATTACCACTATCCACGCCACCCAAAATACAATCAACCAGCTTTTTTCACCTTTCGTCAAACGTTCTTTTGCTTCCTCTGCTTTTTGCTCTTTATAAAAACTACTCTTGTCACTAATCGTTCCGTCCTTAAGCTTCGTGAATATAGTACCCTTATGTTTGGCTTTTGTCCCATAATAAACATCTCTTAAATGATATCCGGTGGAAATCGTATCAATGTGCTTTGTTTCCGGGATGTCTATTTTCTTGTATGGAAACTTAATTCCGCAGAACATCAATTCTTTAGAATGCTTGCTTTCAGAATCTATTTCATCCCATGTCCAGTAATGTTCAGTTCTGGTATGCGTCATTCTATTTTTTCCAGAACCTGTAGTATATGTAACAGTCCTGGTATGCATCGTATATCGTTCTTTTACTTTTTCGACATACATATACTCGCCATTTATTTCTGGATAAGTAACAGGATCTACAGCCTTAAGCTCTCCGTATACAAAAGCATTACCAACGTCAGTTCGCATACCATAGTCGAATAGTTCTTTACTTTCAATTTTTATCGCTTTGTTGTACTTTTCGTTTTTGTCTGCTATCTTATCTGATATTTTATCGGATATCCCAAGTCCTACGATGAGCAGCATTGCTATAATCGCGATGCTCGCCAGCACTTCCCGTTTTGTTATTTCAAAATCATCCCAATACATTTTTTCTATTCCTCTTTAAACAAATCTTGTGGTGCGCCTTCCGGTGCATTGTAATCCAGGTACTTATATTCTTGTTTTTCATATCCTAAAATATCTAAAAATACTCTAGTCGGAAATTTTCTCACATATCTGTTGTATTCCTTTATCTGCTTATTGTAATTGCTTCTAAACTCTGCGATCAGGTTTTCTGTAATAGCCAATTCATTCATAAGTTCTTTATAATTCACATCAGATTTTAATTCCGGATAAGCTTCGGATACTGCCGTGATTGCTGTCGTTACATTTTCGATATCTCCCGTAGAACCTCTACCGTCTACGATTTCTTTTAATGTTTCTGCTTCATGCTTATCGTACTGTTTTACGCAGTCCGCAAGGTTATAAACTAAATCTACTCTTCTCTTTTCCTGTACTTCAATATCCGACTCTGCAACGCTTACCTGCTCTTCTAACGTAAACGCCTTATTTTGCGAGCTTTGTACTCCAAATATTCCTAATACACCTAAAGAAATAACTCCTGCTAATACGATTAATGCCAATTTCCAATTCTTCATAATCATCTTTCCTCCATTCTGTTTCTTTGATTTTCTACCGGTTTGTACGGTTCTGGAAGAGGTTGCCATGCAATGACATTATAAACATTTCCGTTATCATCAAACCAAGCCCCATCCCAGCTATATTTTAATGTCGTAGCTTTTTCTGCTCCTTTAATTGTCACATTGAATTCAGGACAATGCGCATCTTCCAATTCCTTTGGAACTTCCGGCAATCCGTCCTCTACTAGAATCCACCCGTCATTCGTATCTGTCGCATCATCCATGTGCTTGCGGATGATTTCTTTTACCCAACCAACACTTACATAATCATCGCACATTCCAAATGATTCAAACTCTATTGCATGATTTTCTATCTCTTCCAAAATCTTCTCTAATACGTTCATCGCTATTACCTCCATTTATTTTGATATCCATTTACATTCGACACAGAAAAATCCAAAGCCATACTCTTCCAAATTTTCTTTTGCGTTTTTGTTTAGATGCTCGCACCTTTTTTGGGCTTTCTGTTCTGATGTCCATACCGAATCTATGTGATAACATTCGTCATTGTTGTTGCAAGGGCAAATGACTATATATACTATTTTCATCACTCCATCTCCAACAAATTATCAGCTCTATACTGCGGCAGTTCATCTATTTCCCTTGCCATGCATCCGTAACAAAATCGGATAACCTCTTTGGTTTGTTCATCTTTGTAGCACGCCAATGTTGTTTCCATGTCTTCTTTCAATGCATCCATCACTTGACTTTTTATTAAATACCCCATATCACTCCACCTCCTGACACTCGTCAAATTCCGGATCAGAATCCGGAAATACGCATCTATCATCGCTACTATCGCATACGCCTAACATATGTGCAGTTCCTCCCATTCCTACGTAATTTGTCAAAGCTCCGAATTCCTCGTTTGCTTTTTTAATTGCTTCCGTTTTATCGTTCGCTTTAACGTGCATGCTACAAACAACTGTCGCATGCCCAATCACCTCGTATTCTTTCATATCTACTCCCTCCAATCTAACCTCTGTCCGCACTCGTCGCAAAACCTCATATAACTTCTAAGTATTCCTCCGCATTTTGGACATTCCCCCACTCTGCATCCAATGGCTCCATTCACCCCGATGATAATCGGTTTCTTCGCCGTATCCCTCTCTGCTAGCTCCTGCACTTGCTCCGGAGTTAATCCGGTGTCTTCATACGCTTTTAATCTTTCTCTTAGGTTCGAATGACTCCATGCAAGCATATTGAACACAGCTATCAATCCGTCAATATCATTCCCTGCCGGATGCATCAGATTTTCGAAGAGAATTTCATCGAGAATCTCGTCGTCATCGTACTGTTCATCGTACTGTGAATGGTTCTTTATGGTTTCTCGCATCATATCTCTTAATCTGATTTCATTGTCAAAATCTCTATACCATGTTTCTCCATCTCGTATAAAGGTACAATTATGTGCAAGTTCATATGTTCCTGTTTCTTCCGTTATTTTGCTTATAGTTAATCTTCTCACGCTCAATCCTCCATCATTCTTTTTTTTGTTTTAACTTCAAACCCCAATACGAAAATCCAAATCAACAGCCAAAACACCTCATTCATCGGATATGTTGTGTCAAACATCTCCATGAACGGCATATTTGTTATGTCTAATACCCAAAATATTAATAATAGAAATTGAATTAATGCTATCACTCTATCACCTCATTTCGAATTTATACCCCGGAACCCTTATCGCTCTTGATGCGCCCGGTTTTTCGTCCGTCTCCAAAATACCAAGCTCGAACATCCTTACCAAATGTCCTTGTACACTTGATGCTGACTTATATCCTGTCATCTTGGCTATCTCGCGTACTGTTGGTGGATAGCCATGTTTTTGTATGTATTCTATAATCACCATTTTTATTACTGCGTGTTGTAGTTTCATCTTTTCTCCTTACTGCTGCCACCTTCGGCGTCATATAACGCCTCATAATCCGACAGCTCACTTATTTTTTCTTCCAAATCAAAATCTGTATAAAAACCTAAGTTTTCTACGGTTTCCAATTCTTTTACACTCAGGTTATCGAACGTATTATTTACTTGTTTTGAGATTGTATCTCCTTTGCACATCAATACAACATCTTTTTCCCATCTTTCCACAAACTCATGTCCTCTGTAGATCAGTTTGTTTGTTATCGCTCCTTTTCGGACAAATTTTCTGTATAGTGCCATGGTACCTCCTTTCCTCCCAGCCATTCAGCCAGGAGGTATTTACAATTTTGTGATATATATCAACCCTTTACAGAGTTGGTGCCTCCAAATAATTCTTTTTAAATATCTGCATCCATTCCAGTTCCTGATCTTCTTAAATCGCTCCCTGTTCCCCCATATTCCGACTATTCTGATTCACCATACAGCATACCTCTGTCCATTCTGCTGCGAATTTCTCATAGTCTTCGAGGGAGTCGAATCTGTTTTTAATCAATTCTGTGTGTATCATCCTAATCTCCCAAGCATTTCCGCTTTCTTCTGCTCTGCCAGCAACTCTCTGACAGATTCCTCTGGGAATTCCACTTCGTAACAATTCTCTTTCAGCCTGCTTATGATCCGCTCGTCATATTTGCTCTCACAGAGTTTCTCGTTGCTAGTAAAAATCGTCACTTTTTTACGGACATAACGCTCATTCAAAATTTGATAAAATTTTTCATTCACCCAGTCCGATATTTTCTCTGTTCCAAAATCATCAACAACCAAAATTTCTGCAAGGCATAACTGATCTATCAGTCTACTCTCTGTGTAATCGCTCCCCTCATGCCACGTGTCCTTTATCTCTTTCAGGATTGCAGAAGATACAGCAAACTTTACCTGTTTCCCACGTGCAATCAGTTCATTTGCAATCCCTGCCGCCATTCTTGTCTTTCCGGAACCTTTCGTGTGTGAAACAAGATATAATCCCATTCCAGCAGCTTCCATCTCCTCAAAA